TCTTTAATTGCTGGAGCTTCAGCGGCTTCAAGAATAGGGAGCCACTTTTTAACTAGATCTTGACGAGTTGTCATTTTATTTTCCTTTTGTTAGGGATATTGTTGTGAATTATTTCACACCATTGAAAGCACGCAAGTAGCGAGCCATCGTTGGGTTTACCGAAGTTTCTTCTGTCAATTGCACTGGAGCGTCTGTTACAACACTTTTAGCAGAACTAACTGATTCGACAACGGTTTGTTTCTTACCAAAATAATTTTCTTTAATGGTTTGAAGTTTTTCTTTGAATGAATCAACGTTTTCAAATGCTAACTCTTCGGCCAAACCTCTGAATTTATCAGCATCGGTGTCAACCATGCTGCTAGCAAATTCATTGATTGCAGCAGCGCGTTTCATCGTGTTGATTTCTTTAGATAGTGCAACGTTTGTTTCGAGTTGCTCGTTAAGCTTAGACTCTACGGTCTGAACTTGTTCTTGCAAATCGCCCAATACGTCAAATTTCTCTTCAGGTACATCGATGTAATGCTGCTCAAATACGCCTTTCATACCTTCAACGAAGGACTCAAGGATTTCCGTCTTCATACCATTTTCAAGGGCAAGTTCATTATCATTAATCCACTGCTCAACAATATAGTTGAGATATCCATCAACTTTTTCAATTAGACCCTCTTTGATGCTCTCGACTTGTTCAACAAGTCTTTCATCAAACTGCTCTTCGAGCTTAGACACTTCTGTCTTAACACGATTAACTACAGCTGCTTCAAAAATTGTAGCAGCTTTAGTTTTGAACTCTTCGCTCAACTCTTCACCATTGGTGAGAGCTGCGACGTCTTCAGAGACGTCGATTTTGTATTCGTCTTCTTTTGCTTCGACTTCTTCAGCGACGACTTCTTCGACAACTTCGTCTTCGGTCGTAACTTCGAGTTGCTCAACTTCTTGAGCTTTTTCAGATTCGGCAATAAGTTCTGCGATTTTTTTGTCAATAGACATGTTTAATCTCCTATGATTAATTATTTATACAAGTTTAGATTTAGCTATTCACAAAATCTTATTTAATAGAATTTAAAAAATTCTGGAAAGCGACAATAGAAGCTTCAGTCAAACCTCTTTTAGAAGTGCTTTGAATAAGCTTCTTTGTTTGTTCAATCTGTTTCTGTTCAAAACGTCCATCAACAAAAACCCAATCAACCGATTCCATAATACCTCTTACGAAAGCATCAGGAGCCGAAGGATCGGCCACGATATCAGCTGCAGTAGAAAGCATAAAGTCGTCTTGAACAACTTGAACACCTTCTTTATTTATCTTCAACGAGCCAAGCGCACGGCTTGAAACACCGAGATTCGCACCACCGTCTAGTAATCCACGAGCAATATTGCCCATTGGAGTTGCAAGAATCTTAGCTTTACCGACATAGTTTGTGCCTTCTTTACGAAGACCCGTGATCAAATGCGATACACGATCTAAATTGATCGAAGGAGTATCTGGATGACCAAGTTCGCCATAAGCACGATTCTTGTCGATGTATTCTTCTTGGTATCGCTTTACTTCGCGATCCATCGTTGTCTCTGGATACATACGACCATTGCGATTCTTCATTTCTGATTGAAGGAAAATACCTTCAATGAAGTATTCTTTACCTTTGCCGAGTTTTTCCTCGACAATTAGGTTAGTTGTCTCTAGGACTTCGCGTATAAATTTCATTTATTATTCTCCGACTACTGTAGGATTATCGTATTGGCCGAACTCAGATGTTTCAATCGCAGATGTATATCCATTAGTCTTCTTAAGTCTGAGCCACACTTCCATTGCTGTTCCAGTGATTGTCACGACTATATCAGAAGTATCTTGAATTGTATCGGGAATCATCATCTGACCATTCATTTCTAAAGCGCCTGACGCGCCAGCGTTAAGTGTCATAATAGTAACACCATTACGAGATATCACCGCTAACCCATCGACAGTACCAGTCCACTGAGCGCCAGCGATAGACACATTTTGCTCAGCGGCCGCGACTTCATTTGGCTTTAAAAGATCAACTGAAAGATCGATCGTCGATGATCCAGCGTCCCCGGCGATTTTAACAACAGCGTCTCGCTCTGTTAATTTTAGAATTGTTTTTACAATAGCCATTTTTATTTCCTACTTATTTCTCGTATTACATCCATGAAATTGTCTTTCGACTCACGCATATACTCTACTACTTGATATTTATCATCGAGAACACTGTTCAATTTAGATTGTGTATCTTTATCGATCGTAACTACGCTGCCATCATCGAGAACATAATCAATTTTATTCTCCATCACGACATCAAGATAATTCATTGATCGAATACTCGAAATAACTGGATCAGCGCTAAATGTTTTAGACGCGGCGAGATTGACATACGACTCAATCAAAGTATTTGTCACTTTGACATCATGAAATTCACGAATGATGTTCGCGATCTCAGTGTCAGTGATCTCTTCATAAAACTGAGATGAAAGTTCTTCTTTCAATTTCAGATGACGAATATATTCTTTCGCTTCATTTATCGACGACATTTTAGTCTCTCGACCATCGATAAAGATTTTACTTTCATTAGTTTCTTGAATAACACTGTCGAAGTAGTTGACGCGCGTTACTACTTCAGAACCGATTGTGCGTCGGTCTAGTTGTTTCAGAAACTGAGAATACTGCATATTATTGATTGGCCGTCTTCTCAGTCTTACGACGAGCTACATCACTCAAATGAGGAGCAGTTCCAGCTGGGTCTTTCTTGCTTTTAGTCTTAACCCAATCACCTTCGTGTTTCCAACTAACGACTTTACCAGTCTTTGGATCGCGCTTCTCAGTGTCTGTCGCTTCATCCAAATCAGCTCCTTCAGTTGCAAAAATACTCTTCGCAACTTGAGTACGCATATCATCAATACGATCAGAAATCTTTTCCGCCATCGTCGAATTAAATGCATTCTCGATTTCGATTGCGTCTCCAGCAATAATAGCATTAATTAGATCTTTTGTGCTCATTTAGTTTCTCCATTATTTGTGTTACGTTGATCTTGAAAATCAGCAAGTGGTGCCTGTTTGTTAACATCGATAGCACCTTGATGCGCCGCGATTTCTAATTCTGCTTTACGATCTTCAATCTTTTGCTTTTCGATTTCTTTAATGTCGTCATCCGTCATTTGCAATATGTTCTTATTGACCCATTCGATCGAATAATATTTACCAACATATGGGTCGATAGTAGCCAATGCTGCAAGACGACCTTGCATAATTTCATTCTCTTTGAGTTCACTGTAATAATTATCTTTATTGTAGTCAAAGCGAATAAATTGTTTGATGTCAGTATCCCATTCGTCGGGATTGATGACACCTTTAAGAATCAGTTGTATGCGCAAGATATCGAGAAACATACTCGAAAATTTGCTACGAATACGCTGAATGAACTTATTGAACTTAATCTCATCGCGAGTAATCTCAGACGATTTACCAAGACTAAATCCTTGATCAGGTTTTAAGCGACTGACTGGAACGTTCAACGCCTGATATAATTTATTCTGAAAATATTGAATATCTTCGATCTGGCCTAAAGTCTGAGCGCCTGGTAAAGTAGTAATCTCTGTACCTTTACCACCTTCACGCCGTGGCATCCAAAAATCTTCCATCATCGACAAGTGTTTACGATCATCGCGAATTTCGCCAGTCGATGCATCGTAAACAACTTTGTTTCTAAACTTGTTCATCAAATCATTAACATACTGCTCAGCTTTAATTTTTGGCAGGTTACCAACGTCAACATAGAAAATACGACGTTCAGGTGCACGACTGATACGATAAATCACCAATGCATCTTCCATCATCTTAAGTTGATTGACCAACTTAATAGACTTGTGCAAATAACTCAAAATCATTCCGCTATTACTATCAACCAAACCAGACGATGTATAAATTACCGAGTCTGTTGGTAGCTTGACACCTTGGACAGACGTCTCAGTAATACCTTTATCATTATAGAGATAGTACTCTTCAACGTCTTTTACAATCTCAACGCCTTTGTCATTCTTTTCTTTTTTGACGTTCTTAATTTTACGAATCTTGCGTGGATCGATAGGTCGCAATTCAGTAATACCGTTCTTTTGATTCACTTCATCAACTAACACATGATAATATGTACGACCATCGATGTACCAAGTTCTAAAGATGTCATGACCTTTGTATTCAAACTGTAGTAAGTTTAGAATAGTCTTGAATTCATCAGTGATCTTAGTCTTTACGCCCGCTGATACTTTAAGATCATCGAGATTAATTTCAACAGATGGATCTTTACCATCAGTGACAATCGCTTCGTTGATAATGTCTTCAATTGCACTATCGCAATCAGAGTACTGAGACACTTCGCGATAACGACGAATCAGATCATTTTCATTTTTAATACGCGCTTCAAGCTCAAGCACTTGTGAATAGTAGCCGGCTGCAGCGGACGTGACAACTGTCGAACCATCATCATTAAATGGAGGAACGACTGATGCCGGTTCCTTATCCTTTTTTCTCGAAATCTCGATGCCAAAAATTTGCAAAATACTTCTCCAATTAAAACATAATTAAACTATATTTAGTCCACTCGTAAGAATGGACTAACTGTATAATCAACTACTTATAGTGGGAACGATCCGATTGGAGTATCAACAGAAACGTTAACGCCAAATCCACTACCCTCAGCGGTATCAGAAGTCCAGTAGTTATACTGGAATGTCACGTCAAATTGTTCAATCTGATTTGTCGAATCAAAGTCAAGAGCAATTGCGCCAATTTCGATAGGATACGCATCGATGAACTTATATGTCTTAACGATAGCGCCGCCGCGATCCAACTGATGAACAGCCAAATCGACTTGATAGTCACGCGGATTTGTACGACCATTTGTGCTAGACAAATTCTGCACTCCATTTGACCATTGTTCCATTGCATTACGAATACCAAAATCTACATCGTTGTAAATTGCGATAGTCCATGGAGAGAATGTACGCTCACCTGCAACGTTCACTTGACGACCACGATATTGCATCGGGATATTTTCGACAGTTGAACCTGGAAGCGATGCGGCCTTGCACATAAATTGTGCACGAAGACCCTGAATTGCGCCGGCCGATACAAATGAAGGGAACGTAAGTTCTACGCGGAATTGATTTGGTCGGGCTCCGCCCCCGATTAATTGTGACTTGAAGTCGCTGATATTAGCAATTTTAGGTGCCTCTTTTCTTTATACTGTTTTATTTATAATGATTATTTAAGCTTATTGTAAGTTTTCTTTTCAATCAATGTGTCTTTGCAACACCTATGAAAACTCATTTTTGCTGTAACCATTTCTCTGTGACAAAATACACATGAATATTTAATCATCACCGCCTTTGCTCTGGTTTTACCGCGATGAGCGATAGACATTTTTAATTTTGTTTCTTCAGAATGCTTTTTGCCTATATTAACAAGTCGCATTTTCTGTTTCTGCTTAGAAGACATTGGAACTCCCTTATTGCTGCCAGTATGAGTTCCATCTTCTATTATTAAATTTGCCCACTTTTCAGATTTGACTATATCAAATTCTTCACTAAAGAATGTAGCAAATTCTTTTGCGTCTTCTAGAGAATCAAATTTCTCGAAGAAAATAGTCGATATATCTTTACCATGTGTATTTAGATGAGCTCTCCAATGCTGTCCAGATCCTAAGTATTTAGAAGGATCTGGATTTATGGTTCTACCAAAATACAATAAACCGGTAACATTATGCTTTTTGACATAAAGATAAACCGGTTTCATGATCAGCCTCCGATTTCCTCAAAGCTCACTGATGTACGAGCTGCGACGAAATTAAGCGTGATATAATTGATGCTTCGAGCTGGCTTGATGAAGATGTCTGCGACAAATTCATTACGATCAATCACTTCACCAGTATTATTAGAACTATCGCACTTCAATCTAAAGTCAGTGATACCACGACGACCTTGGACATCACGTAAGAATGGTTCGACCAAATTCTTGAATTGAGCGCGAGTAAAGTCATCGTTGAATTCGAACAACTGATACTTAGCCGCAACCGCCACTGCTTTTTCTAGAACGATAAACAATCTACGTACATTGATACGATCGAATGCCGATGGTTTAGCTAACATAGTCTTGTCGCCATATAGAACAGTGCCTTGACCAGGGAAGCTTACAACTGGATTTACGCCTGCTGCATATAGAACATCGCGATCTGATTGATTTGGAGCGAATGCCAATTTGACAACGTTCTTGATCTGACCACGATTGAAACCGCCTGGAGAATACCAAGGATCTGCAGTGTAGTCTGTACGAGCACAAAGACCGGCAATATCACCATTTAGAGGGATCCAACGATATTTGTCGTTATATCGATCATATTGATATTTGAAACCAGAGTCCATCACGGCGTACGAAGAACTGATGTTAGTCGCATCGCGATATTCGACGATAAGATCAGTTGCATCAGATCCAGTAACAGTGATTGGCTGACCACCAACGTTTGGAGACAAGAATGCAATACAATCTTTTCTAACTTCTGCTAGCATTGTTACAACAGATGCGGCTGTCGTTGCCGACATATTACCCGTCATAATTAAAGAGATGTCATATTGATCTGCATTAGTCAACATTGCGTACGCATTTAGAACATTTCCTTCAGAAGAATTGAAGTCATCGACACCACCAACAAGACTGATACTTAATGCACTCGATAGTACTTTAAGTGTCTTAGCGCCAACAGTTGCGGCCGCCGCAAGAGCACTAACGCCCCATGCTGCTTTAGATACAGATTCAATCTTAGTTTCAGTTGCATATTCAGTGATGAATGCTGTAGTTGTTGTAATCGTAGCGCCTGTAACTGTCCCGACTGATGGAGTAAATTCAATGCTAGACACAGTATGCATACCGTTATTACTTACAGTACCAGTGACAGCGATCTGCCGAGTCGTGTTATCAGTTGCAGCATCAAAGAATTGCTTGTATTCATTTAGAAGCAAGTACACAGGATCAGTATTGCCCGACAAAGCGATCGAAATAGTTCCAGCTGGAGCAAACGTTGCTGCAACACCCGATGTATTATCTACAACATTGATATTGTCTGGCTCAGATAATTGAGCAGCAGAAGGATGATCAAGCCACCACACATAACGTGATTGACTATTGATAACGTTCTTGTAATAATTGTTCGAACCATCACTGCGCTTTGCGTCGGATAGTTTAGACAAGAATGTGTATTTCTCTAGAACTGCGCCTGGAACACCACTAAACTCACCGAGTGGAGTATCGTAGATAACGATGTGAAGTTCGTCATTATTAACACCGTTGTTTTGAGCGAAAGACGATGTGCCAGGTTTACCAGTGAACAAAGTCTTTTGAGTAGTCGATAGAGACGCCCATGAACCGGCATCAACAACTAGAATACCAAGATTGTTACCCTTTGAACCAGCGAATTTCGCTGCGAACATACCGTTAACACCCTGAGAATCGACGAATGCACTGAGATAAGAACTGACATTCTTAATCTTCACGCCTTCAAGATCAACTCTTAGTACTGATGCTGTTGCAGTACCAGCAGGTCCTGCGGCAGGAGCCGAAATAGTAACTGTAGGAGCGGACAAATAACCAGTTCCGCCATTTACAACAGTGATGCCCGTGATGTTCATAACAACGTCAACACCAACGACTTGAGTCGTGAATTCGACTATACCAGTAGCAGTGACGCCGCCTTCGATTTCTGGAGCAGAGAATGTAACTGTTACGCCCGAATCGGTGTTCTCGAAATAACCAGTTCCTGCACTAGTTAGAACAACGTCGGCTTGTTTTACAGAACCTGATTGTACCGACACAGCGTTCTTTAAGCCGGGAGCGTCTGTACGAGTCACTAACAAGTTATTAGCATAAGCTAAAAAGTTAGCACTAGTAAAGAAAGATTGAAAATTTGAATCAGTTGGAATTCCAAAGCGAGCAGCAAGATCAGTTTCAGATGAAACTCGAACTGGATCTTCAATTGGACCCCAAGCGAATGGACCGCAGAAGGCGCCGGCCGATGTAGAAACCGTTGGTACGATAGTAGAAAAGTCTTTTTCTACAACTGTAACTCCTGGCGATAATGAAAATGGCATAATTATTACTCCTGTTATTTGCAAACAAACATCATGTAAGACATCTATTATTATTTATACTTATTGATTTTTACTAAAAATTCGCAACGAGACCGTCAGAATTTTCGACCATTCCGTTATCGTAGAACCCGAATGGCGTGAGTTCATCTTCAATTTGTTTAATCCTATTTGCATAGATGACTTTACGAATATTGATATCACTAAGTTCTTTGAAGAACGAGTTAGTCGCCGCCCACGAAAATAGCACTAATGGCATAACCAAATCATCATGATATCCGTCATCGGCTGAATAACTATTTTTCACCTGAATGAAAGTAGAAATTTCCGATATTACATCAGCGTCGGGAATCAACAATTTCTTTTCTTCGACTAAAGTTTTAAAGTTAGAACATCCCAACCTCTTAACCTTTTTATCGGTCATGACACCAACTTGTGCTTTACCGCCTCCAAAACCACCCGAGATCACTTGACCCGATGTTGCACGATTAACCATGACTAGATTATCATATTCATAATCATAATGTAAAATTGTCGCAACTTGTTCTGACGAATTGATCTCAACTAACACGTATGCATTATTGTACTCATTTGCGACCTTATAGATCACAGACGGATACAACATCGGACTTATCTTATTATCACGATACTTCGCAACTAACTTATATGGCATACTCGTGATATCAATAACAACAAATGCCGAATAATCGCCACCAACACCCTTTGCAGTGTCTGCTGTTATCCAATATATATGGTCCGGCGTTCCTGTCTCTGGATTCGCCTTCCGAGGTTTTTCGTATACGTCTAGACCTTCATTTTGATATATAGGCGCGTCGGGCGAGAATTCTCCGATAGTCTTACCATTTATCAATGTAAAACTCGAACCTAAAAAGTCGCAATTATGTGATACTAGACCACTCGAATAATATAAATTTCCATTAGCGACTTCAATTGGATCATATACATCAAGCGCATGGTGCGTAGAAACACTTACTACTCTTTTTCGAAATAAAATATCATTCGGTACTAATGAACATGCTTTAATTTGTTTCTTATTTTTTATAAGAATATGATCAGGCGTGCAGACGAAATTAGTCCCATCAGTAAATTCTACTTTTATAGTCTTTTTGAATGAGCGTTTCATTCCACCAAAATTTTGCCAACCATTTGGAGTTAAAATTTCAAAAGAATCATTAATGACAAGACTTCCGCTCATAATAACTTAAATCCTATTCTTTGCATAGTCAAAATCTGATATACACCAGTATTAGTCATATTGAATTTAGAATGATATGCGTTAGCAAATGCTCTTTCATAATTTATGATTTTGCCATTTTTAGATTTATGACCATGTTGCAATTGGGGCTTAACATTATATAAATCGAAAATTTCTTTATACTTTGCGACCAATTCATCTATTTTCTGCTTTGACATAGGCAATTTACCTTTACGACGCTTTGACATCGCGTCTTTTACTTCTGGCCTATTGAATGCAAGAATACAAGCAACTCTGCTTCTTTCGATTTGCTCTGGTGTTTTCTTCCATCTCTTACCATATGTCGGCGAATTTTCTTTAGATGTTCTCATGCCGAACCAACCAAAATTTCGTGCTATTGACATATTGATATACATGCCTGACTTGACCACATTCAATTTTGTCTGTAAAGCAACTTCTTTATTCAGTGCTTCATCTCTTGAATTGAACACTGCAACTATTTTAGTTTTAAACAACTTAGGATTGTCTCTTAATTCTGATTCAAAAATAGCACGATACTTTTTTGATTTTACAGAACCCCTATATCCTGATTCTACTCTATGAACTGACGTAGATCCAACATAAAATGGAGGCAATTTATTTCCACTATAGGTTGTTAGATATACACAATACTTTTCATTCATTTTATATTTATAAAAACAATTGCGCTCTTGATGCAAGGATATTGAATAGCTCTTTGGCCGACAGTTGAGTCTCTTGATGCGTGTATTTATCTCGCACTATAAGTTTTTCATTCGGTCCAATACATAAGATTTCTTGGTTAAACTTAATGTCACCGAGCAATCTATGTTGTTCTGCGGCCCATGCTTCGTCTCGACCAGGAATTGCGCTATATGGAATAAACACATTGACGAATCCATTACGATCATTCTCGGCGTCATTCCAGAATTTCCAGAAGTGA